CCCGTCTACAGACATCGAGGCGACTTGAGCCAGTGCGGAGGTGTCTCCGCCGTTACCGCCGTCTGCAGCAGACCCTTGGAGCTTCAGGTAGTGAGCCGTATAAAGGCCCATGACGTGCGCCCGGATCTCGGGATCCGGCCAGGTTTCTTCCGAAAAAAATTTAGCGGCTAAAGCTAAACGCGCTTTAACCGCCACGTCCGGATAACTGTCTGAATCGATCTCCGGAAATAACTTGCGAAATTCCTCAAGCGTCAGAGGCTGGTTCAACATTTTCAGCCTCCTTCACAGATGTGGTCTTTTTCGCATTTTTCTTTGGCGCCGGTTTTTCCTTCACTACCGGCTCAGCCTTTTCCTCGGCCGGTTCCTCAGCCTCAACCAGCTTTTCTTTCGCCGGCGGCGTGATGTCGATATACGTAGCGAGGTGTGCTTGCAGATACGGGTGAGCCGCGACTGCGTCCTCAACCTCGTAGGACTGCGCGGGCTTAAATTCGAACTGCTGAGAGCCCATATTCAGAACCAGCGGGCAACGAACTGTAATTCGTTTCATAAAGCCTCCTTAACCTGCGGATACTGCTGCCAGGTCGGCGTAGTAAACCATTTCCGGACGCACGAACTCGACGCCGCCGAGAGCTGCAAAGTACGGAACTGCCTGCTCGAAATTGCGGTACTGAACCGGTAGAGAGGCAATCGGAACCAGCGGGAAGCGGACCACGTCCACTGCTTTTGTGTAGGCCACAATACGCGGCGTAGAGAACAAGGTCGTGTCGGCCAGCCAACGCACAGGGCGAATGGTCAGCGTACCGCCGTTTGCCACCGAGAGGTTATTAGCCTCAACGTAGCGCAGCAGGTTCATTTCGGTATTGGTCAGCTGTGTGCTCACCAGTTTGCCGAAAATTGCTGGGGGAACCAAAAGGTTCTTCGGAATGCGGTTGTACTGCGTTGCCTTCCAGGCCTTTTCCAGGATGTTATTGAAGTAGCCGATAACGGTCTTCACATCGGTAGAATCCGTCCAGGTGCCGACATTTTCATGTGTTACCTGGTCGGAATTGAGCAGGCCCTTGACGCCCACTTCATCATCGCCGACATAGACCTGAGTGTCGATATCGAGCTGGTGCTTCATGCGCATAGCAGAGTGTTTCTGCGCGTCGATCGGGCGACCTGCCTGCATCGCTTTCTGCAGCTCGAAAATCGTGTAAGCGACTTCCATGCCCCAGAGTGTCAGAGGTGTGGCAACCTTTTTCAGAGAAACAGAAACGCGGGCAGGCGTGGAATCCGGGCCCTTAATGAAGGACTTTTTACCCGCGCCTGTGCCGCCGAATCCGCCCATATATTCGGACTGAATGAAAGAAGAAACCTCATCGGCGATCGTGACATCATCGCGCAGGTCGATATCCCTGCCATATGTGAAATCTGCGATCGGTTCATAAACACGAGCATCCAGGCGCTCAAGCTCACCGACCAGGAATGCGCCGGTAGCAGAAATTGTTTCAGCGTCAGTAAAACGTCTTGGCATTTTTTGCTCCTATTAGATATTGAATGCGATTTCGGCCAGGCCCGCGTCATCCTTGGCGCCCATAAACACGCAGTTAGGAATTGCAGTTGCGCCCTCGGCCTTAGTGGCCGTAACGCCCTTGTTTGCGGCGTCTAGATAGACAGCTCCGCCCGGCGCCGGTGTACCTGCAGCACGCACAGCAACGTAACCTCGGCGCAGGATGCAAACGAAGGCGTCTTTCGGCCAAACCTTTCCATCCGGCCCAACCTGGCGATAATCGCGAACTGCGATGCCGTAGACCTTGGAGGCATCAGAGGCCGGAGTTGCTTTGCCGGTTGTGGTCAGAGAAACCAGAACGCCGTCGTCGGCGACCGGAGTTGTTGTGTCGTTCTGTTTGACCTCGGTGGTGTAGTCAAACATGCCGCGAGTGATATCGCCGGCAGAACCTCTGGGCATAGATGTGCCAATGAACTGAGACATTATTTAGCTCCCCAAAAATCATTAAGTTTTTTCTGGACGTATGCGATCGAATTGACGGAATCCTCAGCGCTGTCGCCGTAGCGTGTACCGCTGGCCTTCGGATTCTTTCCGGACTTGGACATAGCGACCGCGGCCTTGAAGGCGATATCCAGCGCCTTGCCGTCGAGCTCAGAGGAATCTCCGAACTGTTTGACGCCGGCGCCTTTCAGCGCCGTGCGCATAACGCGCTCGATCTGATTGCGTGTGAATTTGCCGCCCTTGGCGTCGCCCACAGGCTTTTTCATTCCCGGGCAAAGTGCCTCAGCGTCTCCGATGATGGCCTGAGCGTCCGGATCATCGATCAGATCATTGTCATCATTCTGGTCAGCACCAGCGTCCGGCGCCGGGGGCGTATCTGCGTCACCCACAGGTCTCTGAGTTTGAGCCTTGGCAATAGCTGCCACTGCGGCCTCGAGTTTGGCAAGGCGCTCCTCAAGTGTCAGCGTGGGCGCCGGTGTCGGGGCAGGAGCGGGCGTCGCGTCGGGTGCGTCGCCGTCCTGCACCTGGAGCTTGTCCACTTCCTCGTTAAATGCATCCTCGTTTCCGTCGCGGAACAATTTCCGCAGGCGGGTCTTTAAGCTAGTTGTCATGCTTCCGTCTCCAATTTTGCAGCCCGAGCATCGGGCTGATACCACTAGAGCAACGTGGTTTCCCACGATGCCAATTTGCTCAATCCCCTGGGGCGTTTCCTGCGTATCCGCGTCATACCCGCATGAGACCTCTTTCAAATCCCCGCTCTCGACTGCCTCGATCGCTTTTCGATCCGTCAAAAGCAAATCGGCGAGAAGAAAGTCCGATTTGTCACCTTCTCCTCGCCGAACGTTCTGCGTCGTACCGACTGCAATCTCCCGCCAGTTGTCCGGATCTGCGAATCTCGCGTGACCGATAACAACGGGCTTGGCCTCAAACGAGGCAATCGTTTCGGGATTAAAAATTTGTTCTTCCGGCCGCAATACATGCACCGAACTGCCTGTTAGGCTTGGCAGGCCGACCTCAGCCGCTGAATATTCAAACGATCCGACGCGGCTAATCGGAACGTCTCGACATAACAAATAGCCCTCCGGAGTTTTTTCCTTCAGAGGGCTGATTTTTTCCGTGGTCAAGAAGCGACCGTCTCGAAATTTCCTTCTCATTTGTCCTTCTCAAAAAAGAGTGGAGAGGGCCAACAGCGGCAGTTAAAGACGCATCCGGGGTGACTCCGAATAGGCGTGCCGCCTGCGCCGACATCGCAGATCGGAGGATCGCTCCAGGCATGAACGGTCTTATCCAGCTCGCGATGCCTCG